AGCATCTATGGAAATGTTGATTGGGAAGAGGTAACGCGCTGATTATTGTCAATTAGATGATAATGCAGTAGGCTTCGGGCTGACCATGTTTCCTTTATGGCAAACGCACCAGCCCAAGCCACTGGTCCTATCAGGGCTATCGACCGTCTTCGTAAAGCAGCAAATTTTGAGCCGATCAAGCAGGAAGTCCTGCTCAGCAATGGCGATGAGTTTGTTTTTTACGTTACGCCGCTGACAGCAGCCGAACGTGAAAAGGCGCAAAAAGATGCAAGGTCTGACAACGCTAGTGACTTTGCAATGCAGCTACTTGTCTCCAAGGCACTTGATGAGAACGGCGAAAAGCTGTTCCGTCCGGGTGACATTCCTGTGCTGAAGCGCGAGATCCTTGACGAGGATCTGCAAAAACTGATCCTTTGTGCGCTGCGTCCTAATAGCGAGGACGAAGCAGAAGCTGATAGCAAAAGCGATTGAGTCTGAGCTTGAATCGGACGGGAGATTGTTCTTCCAGCTATCTCTCGCCGAAGTTCTTCATTGCACTTTGTCTGAACTGAAAACTAAGGTCACAGACGAAGAAATGCTTTTGTGGTCTGCCTACTTTGCAATCAAGAATAGGCGACAAGAGCAAGAGATGGAGAAGATCAAGCGTCAGTCTCGTCGATAGCCGCTCCAGCCGGGGCGGCTTTTCTCTTGCTGGCTAGACTGATGAGAAGTCTGGGTCGATCAAAGTGGCTGGAATTAGCGCCTCTGTTAATCTTGAAGTAAAAGGCGGTTCCAAGCTTGAAAGGCTAATTCAAAATGTAAGCCGACTTGAATCAATTGTAAATGGCATTAACTCATCGCCGATTAAGTTAGATATAAACAAAGCAAATATTGCTCTTGATGCAGCAACAGATGGGCTTTCAGAAGTAAGAAAATCTATACGCGAAGCACAGAAAGATTACAATAGCTATGACAGAGTTGTCAAAAATCTTGAAAAAGATTTCATATCTGCTAATAAAGCAATATCGCAGCTAACAGTTGGCAGTCAAAAACATATTGACGCATTGCTTGAGTCATTGCAGCTAGAGGGTAAGCTAACTGAGGCAAAGAAAAAAAGAGGGCAACTAGAAGAGAAACTCCAAAGGCAAGAAAGCAAATTACCTGGCGCTCAGAGGTATTTAGATGAAACCAAGCAAATTCAAAGACTTACGGTAGCTCTTACCGATCTTTCTGACGAATATCTAAAGCTTGGTAGGTATCAAACAAGGACACCCGTAACAGGAAAAGTAGCAGCAAGTCAAGGCAGTGGAAGCATTGCTCAACTGCGAAGCCAGGCGGAGGCGCTTTCTCTTGTTGCAAGTAACTCCGAGATCGCATCAAAGCAATTCAATCGCTTTGTACTTGCCTCACAGGTTGCCAATCAGAAAATTTTTGAGGGACGCCAGCAGCAGTTAAAAGCGCTTGCGGAGGGACTTGCGCTTCCGCAGGAGCAAAGTGCTCGATCTAGAACCGCGCAAAGAATTGGTAGTCAAGAAAGCTTGGCTGGCGCAAGGTCACTGATTGGAACCTTTGTTGAGTCATATGGCGCAATCACAAAATCAAGAGCTGCTCTTTCTGATTACATTTCGCAGGCGTCAAGTCTTCAGTCACTTGTTCCATTTGATAGCTCTGAGTGGAATCTTCTTGAAGGAGTCATCAATGATGTAAACGGCGAACTGCAGCAGCTTGAGCAAAGATTTGCTGGCCTGCGTGGACAGTCTTCCGGTCTTGCAAAAGCAATTGCTGATGGGATTGCCGCTCCTCAGGGAAAATCAGAATTGCTGCCGCAGTTTAGCATCCAATCTGCTGCTAAGCGTGCAAAATATCAAGAAAATCTTGGCAAAAAACAAGAACAGCAGGTAGACAAGCTCATTGATCTTGAGTACGAGCTAACCAAAATAACATTAGATCAAAATGAAGCGCTTGAGCTAAGAAATAAAATTGATAAAATCTACCAAGACACAAGTGTTGGCTCAATTGAAGCGGCAAAAAAACAAACAGTTGAACTGAAGAGGCAAATTCGTGAAATTAAAGATAGAAACAAAGAGCTGAGCAAGGGTGACGCAGCGGGCGAGCGTCCATTTGCGACCGTTCTTGGAGGCGGAGCAGAGGTAAGGGCTCGTGCTGCCGCAGAAAAAGCAAGACAGATCGCAAAAAAACAAGATCGCCTTGCTGGAGAAAGATTTAGTTCGGCCCTAGAAAGGGTGTCTGGCGCCGAGACGAGAATTCAAATAGCCGCCGAAAAAGGCTTAATCAATGAGTTACAGAAGAAAAAGCTACTTCTTGATCTTGACGAAGCGCGTCTTGCTATTGATGAAAAACGTTTCACTGTTGCAAGAACAATTGCCTCCGAGGTAGACCGAGAAAGAAAAAGTCGGGAAAGCAAGAGTCGCACAGAAATAATTAAAACTGGTCAGATTTCGCCGGTTGAAGGCAAAAAAAGAGTTGAAAGCGCTATTCTATCTTCTCAGATTCTTGAAAGGCAGCTTCTTTCTGCGCAAAAAGAAGGACTTGATGTTGCTCGTGAGCTTTCTGCTGTTAGGGATGCAATTGCTAACGCTGGTTCTGATGATTATCAAAATACTAAAAAGACCCTTAATACTTTACTTGACGTAAACGAGATAGCCGCTAAGCGTTTAAGGCTAGAAAAGCTCATTAGTGAAGCTCAGCAACCAAAGTCGATTCGTGGCACAACAATCAGAGGCGGTGAAGCCCTTGGACTTGATGCTCCTCGTCGTCTTCGTTACACCCTTGCTTCTGGCGCAGTCATTGAGCAGGGACTGATAAATCTTCAGCGCAAGGGAGTTGACGTAACCTCTGAGTTAAATAGCCTTCAGCAAACATTAAATAATGCCAAGAGAGAAGATTATGTAATTACCCAGAATAATTTAGATGCTCTGACTGAGCAAGTTGGGCTTGCCGGAAGATATGTATCTCTTCAGAAGCAAATACTTGCTGGTCAAGGTGGTTCTGGGCGACGCTCCAGCGAAGCTGGCTCAGGCTTAGAACAAGCAATTGAAAGTCTTAGAAACGCTCGCGCAGCACGCGAAAAGTTCCTTGGTGGTGTTTCTCCTGCGCAGGGAATTGACAAGATCGTTCGTGAGTTCAATACAGGAAAATCTGAGGCTGGAGATGCCGCAGGAAATGTTGCGCAAACATTTGCGGCAAATTTAAGAAAAGGTATTCCCGAAGCAGTTGCAGCATCTGCTGCTCTCGCAGGTGCTTCTATTGATGCCATTTTGAAAAAACTTGGCATTAAGAGTCCTTCTCGCGTAATGATTGAAATTGCGAGAAATCTTGTTGACACCTATGTAAGTGTTCTTGGGGCTGCAATTCCAGAAATTGAACAAGCAAGTCAAAAAGCGTTTGCCGCGCCGACAAATCTTGATGTTGTAAACGCAACCAGTTTTCCTCTTCCTAAGCGTCAAGAAATAATTGATGCGATTGGTCAGTCTGTTGCATCTTTTGTGGACCCAATGCAGTCGCGTGGGTTCAGTGAGTACAGGGCGTCAGAGCTGATAATGCAAAAGGGGAGACAGCTCGCTCCCCGAAATATTCCTGGTATTGATTACTCAGCAGCTGAAAATGCCGCAGCAAAAAGAAGTTACAATGATCCAGAATTTCAAAAAGTACGAAAAGCTTTTGTTGAATTTTATAATATACCAAGGGAGTTTGCTCCAGATATTGAGCGAGCTAGCAATGCTGCTGGCCAAGCTTCTGAGGACGCAAAAAGATTAGAGGCCGAAGTTGCGGCACTTGTTTCTGGCTTGGAGCAAGTTTCTGGTTTATTCCGAGGAGCGGCTGATCTTGTTCGTGCTCCAGGTCTGCCTGCCCAGCAAAAAACAGCGACCGATCTTGTTGGTGATTACTGGTCAAATGCAGCGATTGATGCAAAAGAACTCGATGACAGGCTCAAGCGCGAGTTTACTGGGTCCGGTACAAATAGAGCTGCGACCTTAGTTGACTTTTGGGATACAACGTTTGACGAAGCGCAAAAAATTGCAAGGAAGGCGGACGAAGCGGCTGCCGAAGCTGCAAAACTTCAACGGGAAACCTCTGCTCCTTTTCAAGCCTCAGCGCAAAAGGCAAGCGAGATTGATGATCAACGCCGCAGGCAGGCCACTTTTGATGCTTTTGCGGCAGCAAGACAACAAGCAGAGGCTGATGCAAAGGCTGCCTCTGAGGCAATTGCATCTCAAATTGTTGAGCCAGTCAAAAAATCAGCCCCTGAAGGCGAAAGAAGGATACAAGCAGCTCTTAGCAGCTTGTTTGATCGGGTTTCTCAGGCTTTTGGAGGGCTCGGTGGTTTTGGCGGTAGCGGTGGTGGTGGTCGTGGCGGTGGTGGAGGTTTTGGTGGAGCAGGTGGTGGCGCGGGAGATTTTGGTCGTCGCTTTGAGGAAGCTGTAGCCCAAGGTCCAGAGGCTGTGCTTGGACTCAAGGAACTGGCCAAGCCAGCGACTGCATCTATTAAGGAGCTTGAGGCACTCAGCGCGGTTCTCAAGGAATTCAGGGCAATTCTTGATCCAACGTCAGAGGGCTTTGATCGTCTTGAAAAGCAGCTTCGTGAAACTGCCGCCAATCTTGATCGTCAGCTTGAGCGCCGTGCTCCTGATGCTGATTTTCTGACCCGCCGCTTTGGTTCTAGAGGCGGTCGTGCAGTCAGTGAGGGCCTAGTTGGTGGCGCCTTCCCGTTGCTGTTTGGGCAGGGCTTGGGCGCGTCTGTGCTTGGCGGCCTTGGTGGTGCAGCTGGCGGTTTTGCCGGTGGCGGGCTTGGCTTTGGCTTGTCTTTGGTTGGCACGGCGCTTGGCACTGCTTTTGACACTGCGGTTCAAGGAGCAACAGAGCTGGGTGCAGCTTTAACTGATACAACTGCAACATTTGACAAAGTAAAAGAGCGAGCATTATTTAGCTCAACGCAAACAGAAAAATTTGCAGGCAAGCTTCAAGAGGCTGGTTTGGTTGCTTCTGCGGCTGTAATTTCTCAACAAGAGATTATTAGCAAGATTGGCAGAACCGGCGTTCAGTCCCTGCAGCAGCTAGCAGGTTCGTCTGACAGATTGAATCGTGCTTGGGCTGAATTTAGTCTTCAGCTTCAAACGGCACTTGCTGGGCCAATGGCGGGTTTGCTGGAGTGGGTATCAAAAGTTCTTAATCTGGCGAATCAGGAGTCTCGCTCTAGGGCGGCAGTAGCTGATATTGGAGCCGGTCTATCGGGTACAAAAAAACAAGAATTTGAGCAAAGACGCATTGATATTGAGATGCGTCGTGGCGGCATCGGCGCAAGCATTTTACGTGATTTGGGCATCGGTAACTTTCTTTCTGACGAAGAAGCGAATAACCTTAGGGCTCAACTTGTAGATGAATTCAAGGACTTCTCGGTTCCTGTCAAGCTCAAGCCCGCAGCTGATGCAACACAGAAAACAGAACAAGAAATTGCTATTTTAACAAAAAAGCTTGAAACTACTGATATTGGCAAATCATTAAAGGATCAAGTCAGGCAGGCCGCACGTGAGCAACGGGATCTTGACAAACAGCGAGCGGATCTTGTTCGCTCCTACGAAGAAAGTATTTCACAAATACGCCAAGATGTTGAAAGCAGGATTCTTCAACAAAGGCGCGAAAATGCGGAGACTGAAATTGATCTAAGAGCAAGATCTGCAGAGCTTGAACTTGCAAAAATCAAACAAGCAAATCAAGAATTTCGTGGTCTTTTTGCTGACACCACGGCGGGTCAGGTCACGGATCAGCTGCTCAACGCCGTTGAAACAGTTGCTCAGATTCAAAATGACTCAGCTACACAAAGAGCCAAGCTTGAGCTTGATATTCAGAATAGCGTTGTAGATACAGAAAAATACAAAATTCAAATCGCAGATCAAGTTAGCAAGCTAAACCTAGATACAGCGCAAAAAGTTAGCGATATTAACGAGCAAGTGCGTCAAAGAAATGAAGAGTACGATAGCACTCGCTTCACCCTTGAAAAGAAAATTGCACAGTTCAAGCTTTCCCAGGAGCGAATTAGCTTTGAGTCAAAAATTAAAGGATTTGAGGTTGCACTTAAGCAGTCGAAAGCCTTGGGCGAAACTGATGCAGCACAAGGAATTCAAAATGCAATTGATGTTTACAGGGCGCAGCTTGATGCAATCAAAAAAGGCGAGGGGGAAATTAAAGCTATTTCTGCCCCAGGGAAACTTAAAGGTGTCGGCGCTGTGGGTGGCTCCAGCGTTTCGACTCGTGGCATCTCAGAAGCCCTGCAGGCTGGCAATAACCTAAAAGTTGCATTGCAAGATATTGCTGGTCTTATATCGCAAATTGATAGCGAAACTGCTCTTAGCTCAATTACTGATCAGCTTGACAAGCAGGTTATTTCTTCTAGCAAGCTGTTTGAGCAGTACCGACAAGGCGGTGGTATCAGGTCTAAGGATTTAGCGGCTGAGCAGGTTCTTGTTGATGCGATTAATCAACAAATACAGAGCCAGGTCGGCAAAAATGATGAGCTGGTGAAAAAGCTCCAAGCCTTACTTAATCTAGAAAAGGGAAGACCTGCAATTATCAATAAAATTCGCCAAGCGCAAGACGAAACATTTAAGTCTGATAAATTAATTGAATTTACCCAAGGTAACAATGAGCTGAAGCTTGAGCTTGAGGCTCAGATGAATGTTTTTGGCCGCCTAACTGAAGTTCAGAAACTTCAAGCAGAGGCTCAGGTGCGTGGAATTGATCTTTCCGATCAACATGGCCAAGCATTGCTGAGAGAGGCTGCTGCTGCTGACGAGTTAGCAAGAAAACTTGAGGCTGCGCAGCAGATACGGTCAACCGCAGAAAGTGTGCGTGGTGCCCTTGAGCAAGGCATTCAAGACGTGTTTCTTGGTGCAACTGGTCTAGGGACCATGCAGGAGCGCTTTGATCTGCAACGCGAAATTTCTCAGTTTGAAAAACTTCGCGCCAAGACAGAAGAAGGCACAGATGAGTACAAGAGATACACAGATCAAATCAATCAAGCCAAGCTTAAGATGAATGAGCTTTCAAATACTGGTGTACAGGTTAAAGATGCTTTATCAAGAATGATGCAAGGAATTGCAGATGCTTTTGCTGAAATGGCGGCAAAAATTGTTGCAGATCAAATACTGATGTTTGTTTGGGGTTCAGCAATTAAAGCGCTTGGTCTTTTTGCTTCTATTGGAAGCGCTGGCGCTACATCGCTGCCTGGCTCGATGGGACAGGCTACTAATACCGGTCTTGATACGGGGGCAGGGAATATTACAGATATGCTCGGCGGTCTTGCCGCGAAAGGTGCTTATTTCAACGGCGGAATTGCCTCTTTCGGTAGCGGTGGAATGTTTACGAATTCCATTGTCTCCTCGCCGACTCTCTTCAGGTTTGCCGATGGTGGAATTCGCAAGACTGGCCTCATGGGTGAGGCTGGCCCAGAAGCGATCATCCCCCTTAGCCGTGGCGCCGATGGTCGTCTTGGCGTTGACGCAACAGGCTTCTCTGACGCCATCTCTGAAGCCAGGGATGCCCTTGATGAGGCTTCTGATGCAATGGCTCAGGGCGATGGAACGACAGGGCTGGAGCTGTCTGGTAGCGCATCTGATGGCTATGGCGCTATGGGCCTCAAGTCAGGTGAAGCCCAAGGCAAGATGTCGCGGGCTACTGCAATGGCGATCTCCGATTCCAGGGGCGCCGTTGAAATGATCAAGCGCATCACTCAGGAGAATGATGCAAAAGCTGCTGCTGCTGCAGCTTCTGCCTCTCCTGAAACACGAGAGCTTTACAAGCTGCTTGCAACTAAAGATAGCAATACGATTCGTGAAATTACAAATAATCAGATTGGCAGCGCTGATGGTACTGATCAATTTGCCGCTAGTTCTCAGCAGCAGCTTGCATACGGTGATGCTATTTCCGCTGCGCGTGGCGTGCTTGCTTCTGAAATTAGTGGCGGCGAGCCAGATCAGATGCAACAGGTGGGCGAGGCTGGCGCAATTACCAACTCTCGTGAGTTCATCGAGAAAATCACAGATCGTATCTCCTCGCCTGATTCCTCCAAGAAAGCCGAGGCTTCTGCTTTTGGCGATTCACGCAATGCAGTTGGCAAGTCTTCTGGTTCTCAGTCGGCTATTTCCACGAAGGAGACGATCTCCGCTCTCATGCAAGCGCGTGATAGCAGGGAGACAAGCAGTGCAATCAGTCAGACACGAGAAGTGCTCAGCTCTGTGTCAAACATGAATAAAGAAAAGAACATGGAGCGCGTCATGGAAAGCAACGTAACTGCGATCACCAAGCCGCTTGATATTAAGTATGAATCTCAGATGATAAACAATGTCGAGTATGTTACTGTTGATCAGTACCAGCGTGGACTTGCCGAAGCTGCGGAGCGTGGACGCGCCCTCACACTCAGCTCACTCAAGAACAGCGTCAAAGCTCGCCGTCAAATAGGTATCTGACATGACGATTGCAATTTGCCACTTTGTCAGATTTAAGACCAGTGCAGGTGCATATGTTTCTGGTTATAACTATCAGAATTTTTACGTTAATGAATTGAGGACGTATCAAAGCGTTTCTTACAATTTTGCGCCGATTGGTGTTACGACGGGCGCTGGCACAAAGGGTGGAGACAGGAGTGATGCTGTCCTTATCGCGCCACCTTACCCACTGTCAATCAATCTTTTCGTTGAAGCTTGTCAGTCGAACTGGTTGTGCGAAATAACGATGGTTTTACTTGATCCACAAACCTACGCAACTGTTCAGCAAATTACACAAGAGACTTGGGTTTGCTCGCGCCCTGAAGTCAATACAGAGCGAGCGACGCTAAGACTTTCTTCGCCGCTTGATGCCGTTGATTCGCATGTGCCAAAAAGGGCATTGAGTACTAAGCTTGTTGGAAATCTTCCCACGACTGGATCAATCACAGTGTCATGACGAATCAGCGCTGGATGAAATATGTTGGACTCCCTTATAGATTGTGCGCCGACCCAGAAAAAACAAATGCAACAGATTGCATCCACCTAGTTTTTCGCGTCATAGAAAGTGGCGGAAAGTACGTTCCAGAGCTTAAGAAAGAATGGTATCTTCATATGGCAAGAAATGAAATGAATATAATTATGAATGACTGGTACAATTTAACAGAGCAGACGTTTGGACCTGAAGACTATGCGATGACACTTCTTTCTAGAACATCTGATTTTGCTATTGCTGTATTCGTTGACAACGGCTTGCTTTCAGTTCGCCCTAATGTTGGAGTTACATGGACTCCAGCGGAAAGCCTTAAGCCCATGAACTATCGCCGCTTCTGCCATGAGTGACTACCCTCTGCTTCCGTCTGATCGTTACATTGCTGACCTGCTTGGGCTGACAGACGAACAGTATCGGTATTACATCGCAGAGGTTAGAAGGCGTGCAGCAGAAGGCCCTCAGCCGAGTGTTGTAGCCATTGGTCCTGACTGGTGGATCTATGCGCTTGTCATTACAACACTGCTTTCGACTGGCTTTTCGATTGCTTCTGCTTTTCTGAAGCCGCGAATGTCGCAGCAGCAGCAACCGCAGCTGCGTCAAGTACAAACTCAGGGCGAAACAACATCAAATATTAGAAAGTATGCACCAAGGCAGGGTTTTGATTCGGTCCAAGACATTGCAACAATTGGCAGCGCAGTTCCACTTGTTTACGCAAAACGTGAGCCCC